AGTTTCTTCAATTCGTGCGCTTTCTGGGGAGGGCTTTTACACCCTCCCCACTAATCAAACTAAGTAGCGGACAAGTGAGTCGTCTGCGGGAAGCGTGGATCAAGTTCAGCCCAAGCCGCATTAAGAGTCACAGTTCCACCCGCGTCAATGCCGACAACCATACGGACAAAGCGGGCATCAGCCAGCGCACCGTCAAGGGCGGCGGGGTCAACGTCAACCATGAGCATCATTCCATCGGATGAAGTGGTGTCCAGAGATACGCCCGTCGAGGTTGCGGCGGTGACAGCACCCCAAGTATTCGCACCAGTAGCACCAGAGAGGCGATACTTGAATGCGATAGCAACCTCGCTACCAGACGCGGCGGCGGTTGCGGCCTCCATCGTGATAACAATGTTCTGGTCGGCGGAAGTAGCGGTTACGACGCCGCCATACCAAAAGAAAGTGGCATGAAGGGCGTTTTTGAGGTCAACAAACGGGGTAGCGTAAGCAGTACCCGCGCTGTCAACAGGAGCTTTCAAGGGGACGATATTCTCCCCGAATACAAAGCGTGCATCTTTCATTTTCTATAATCTCCTATTAGGTCGCCGAACCAAGCACGACAAACGGGCTGGTGGTGTTCGAGCCGTTAGCAGGGGTCAGAGCGGAGGCGACATTCGCAGAACCGTCCATGCGGGCGATATAGCGGAACACTTCCTGATCGGTCAAGAATTCAACATGAATGCTTGAAGCGGATTCAATGCCGCCTTTCTCAAAGACGATGTATTCGCCCAAGTCAGCAAGCAGGATGTCACCCGTAGTATTCAGCGAGGCGTTGAATTCGGTTTCAATGATGGGCTTACCGTAGAGGGTACGGACGCCTTCGGCGGTGTAACCAGCATACGGGAACAATACAGCGGTTGACCCTACCGCAAAGAGTGAATCAAGCTGTGCGGCGCAATCGGGATTGATGTACCAAGCCGCCTTAGACTTACTGCGGAGAGACAAGCGAGACCACATGGCGGAAATATCCGCGCCCTTGATAGCCGAACCAGTGTCGCGGGTAACGGTAATCAACGCGCTGGAGTTCATAATGCCCTGTGCGCCTGAAACACCCAAGCCGCGATAAATATCATCGTTCATCATGAAAGCCAATTCCTCACGGCTTCCCTGTTCGACGATAGCGGAGAATTGGCGTGCATCCTTCAAGAGTTCGTCAGTACCGTAAACCAGTACGCCGTACTTCTTGAGTTCCCATTGCACTTTACGGAACTTAGGCTTGCTCTTGGTAAGGGCGTCGCCCTCAGCCAAGCGGTAACCACGCAAACCACCCCAGCGCGAACCAGTCACGCGGGAGGTCTCATCAACAGCGAGGATGTAACCTGAGTTGCTATTCTCGCCAGCGGGGATTTTAGAAGCACCCGCATAGAACGGGCCGACTTCGTGAACGGGTTGCATAACCTGACCCGCAAGAGTCGGCTCTAACAAAATGCCACCGTCGGCGGGATTGCCTTCGCTTGCACCCTGTACGGCCTTCATCGTGCCAATCAAGCGGGCAAGACGGGGATCAACTTTGCGACCGTAGGAAGTAGTAAAATCCTTCACGGCGCGGGCGTGTTCGGCAAGCGACTTAAATTCGCGGTCGCCTTCGTCGGTCACGACTTGCAGAGTTCCACCAGATGATTTCACAGGCTCAGTCGCGGCAATCGCTTTTGTTGCGCCAGCTTCGGCGGCCTGTGCTAACATCTCTTGGAGTTTGGTTTCTTCGAGTTCCATTGTTTTTACTCCTATAATGTTTTGATTCGATTCAGGCACTACAACGCGTTCGGGCTTATCCTGCTCGGCTTGCGCTTCTGTTACCTGTGATTTATCACCTTTCGGTGTTTCATCTTTAATAATTCCTAAAGCCTTGTAAGCATTCAGGACATTTCCACTAAGCATTCGCGGCTCCATTGGCGTCACTGTCAGAGTGTCTCTCTTTAGCGGCCATTTTATAATTTCGCCGTTTTCTTTTATTTCAATACCTTTACCAACGGCCTCCGAGGATGTGCCAACCAATCCGGCATCAATTAAATCCTCTAACCACTTTACATATTCTTTTCGCCTATTAAGCACCCTTTCCACAAATACGCCCCGCTCGTCAATTCTTGCGGACTTCCAATCAACATAACCAAGCACCTCGTCGGCATCCAATCCGTACCCTTCTGGGTCTGTTCCGTGTTCCCAATTTACGGGCACTTTTCCAAGTTCTGTATAATCACTTTCAAGGACTACGCTTTTTGAGAAGAACTCTCCAGCACTTCCGTCAGGGTTTTTAAATTTAGGTTGCTTGTTTCCCATAAATCTAAATGCTGTTAGATCGCGGCCACCAAATAAAACAATATAATTAGAAACCCTCAACTCGTTCTCGTTTTTAGAAATAGATTTCAGATTGTTTTCGTATTTAGCCCCCTTACTTTCCATGTCAGGGAGTGGTTCGATTGTTACCAGCTCATAATCGTCACAGACGTATTCAGCCTCTGTGCTGAATTCGTGCTTAGTACAAGCCCCGTCCTCCCCGTCTATCATCTTGAAAAACTGACAGGAGGAACAGTTCTGCATATCTGCCTTGCGTAAGTTTGGTGCGTCTGTAATTGCCATAGATTCTCCGAAAACAGAAAACGCGGCGTCAAACAGGTACTAAGTACCTATCTAACGCCGCGCCTCTTTGTTTACTAGCTTGTAAACCTGTGAGGGACTCTCGTTTTAGTTATTTAGTTTTGAATGGTTTACCCCGTAGGGGGATTGGGTAAGGTCTCCATTTATTCACAGGCGGGGGAGACTCCACGGCTGCCTGTCCAGATGTCACCAGTTGCCAATCCAAGGTGACCAACGGGATAAACCATTCAATTTACATTAGCAGTCTTATACCACCCATTTATAAATCACGCAAGCCTACTTTTTACCAATCGCCAGCAGGTAATACCATTCTGTTGCGTTTGTCATCCCGCCCAAGCCGTGAATAATCATTTCTTCAATCTCAAACCCTGCCGCCTGCATTGTCCACGCTAGGGATTCATCGTCAAACATTACCACATGGGGAAATTTGAATGCGCCTCTGTAATACTCATTCTTTATATTCACCCCACCATTGGGGACTTCTATCACCACCCGCCCGCCTGGATTCAATTTATCATAAACGCCTTGCAGGTATTTCAGGGGGTGGGGCATGTGTTCGAGTGAGTGAATAAGCGTTATACAATCCGCCTGCTTTGGTACGTCAGATAACTTACTAAATACGTCACCAGTAAAAACAGGGTCAATGTCTACGCCGTAACATTCCGCACCCGTCTTTCTGACTTCGTCCATCAGCAATCCCATAGAGCAACCAATATCTATAAAGACTTTAGGACTCCCGACATATTGAATTATGTGGTGCGCCCGTCGCTTCTGGTGCTTCTGTTCGTCTATCTGCTTTATCTTAGACCTGTATTCCCCGCTGGCGTAATACTCGTTTATATTCTGGTAATCCAGCAAGAAGCGAACACCGCACAGCGCACAAAGATGGTAACCAAAAACAGACGGGGAATATGTCGAATGTCCACAGTTAGGGCAGGTCATCGGTTTTAGTTTTTGTGTACAACTCTGTAAACCTCATAATCGCAGGAAGTAAAGCCCTTCCAATCTTCTCAGACATGGCCTCATATGCGTCACTAATTTTATTCATTGCGTGGCGATACCGCATGGATGTAAATTGTGGGGAGTTGGTTATAGTATGCAACTCATCAATCATTGTATATAGTTCTTTGAACATCGGCTATCCTTTCTTGTCTAAGTACTTCTTTACCGCCGCCCGTCCTGCTCGTATTGCGGCGGGGAGATTCTTTGCCACAACTTTAGCAACCGTCCACCAGCCCACTTTACCCAATTGCCGCGCCTGTCGTTTGTCGTGGCGTGTCCAGTATCCGCCCGCTGTGTCATTCACTAAGCGGAATGAATAGTTCTTGCCCTTTTCCTGTGGGGTGTATGTCCATGCCTCGGTTGATTTTCCTGTACGGTTATTCTGTCCAGGGTTGATTTTACCAGAGTGTAACGCCCAAAAGAACCAGCGTCTTTGTTTGTCGGTAAAGAATGTAAACCCATAAGCAGACTTACGACTAACGTACTTGTACGGCTCTGGGTGTCTAAGCCCGCTCTGCGAGTCGCCTACCAGCCAATCACTAATGGCTTTCAACGCAACAAAGGTAACGCCGCGAGGCAAAGAGGCGATGTACTTCTTTACCTTTTCAAGATTGCGAACCTTGAATGATATATTCATAAAAACGATTATAGCATGATATAATCAACAAACAAGGGCTAGAGTGGAATAATTACCCACTGACAAATCTGTTCTCCAGACAGTTGCCCGTTTTTTCTGGAGTAGTGAATACTGGAGACAACTATGAAGATAAAGTGTGAAGTGTGCGGCAATCTGTTTGTGTCCCATAGAGAAAAAAGCAGAAAACAAAGCAGATTTTGTTCTTGGGCTTGCAGAATAAAATCTAAAGATAAACATATAACCTGCCTAGAGTGTGGAATTGTTTTTAGAGTTCCCACATCAATTACGAAAAGGTTTTGTTCCAGAAAATGCGCCAATGTGTACAACCACAAAAACAAGCCTTCTAAGAAATCAATATTTACCTGCGATTGGTGTAAAAAAGAATTTACAGAATGGACATATAGAAAACCTAAGTTTTGCTCTAACAAGTGTAAGTCTGAGTACGGTGGAAGTATTAGGGGAATACAACTATACAAACCAGAAAGAATTATAGGCAGGGGAATGAATTGGAAAAAACAAGCCAAACTTGCAAGAATAAGAGACGATTATACGTGTCAAGTTTGCGGAAAAAACGGGTGGATTGACAAATTTAAAGTCCAAGTACACCACATTATCCCTTACAGGTTATTTAATGGTGACTGGGAAAAGGCAAATGATTTAAGTAACTTAGTTTCTCTGTGTCCTAGCTGTCACCCTAGGGTAGAGGCGGGAATCGTAAAATTAAGAGGTCGCTAATAATATTTCTTCGATTCGTCCATAGGCATTTGGGCTTCGTCTCTTTTCAGTAGGTGATAGCTCACAATCACAGTTATTGACTGGCCCGCCGCCTTCACACTCTAGTTTTGAGTTAGGGTATCCACGAGGATGCAGGTCTAACGCCTGCCACTCTTTCGCCGACATTACAAAACCGTCAAGGGATGCGCAAGTTCTGCATCCCTTTTCTGTTTGCCCTTTTATCCATTCAAGATTTCCGCCACCATCCAACCTAATCAACTCCAACGCTTTTTGATAAGACACATTCCACTGATTAGCCCACAGGCCCGCCCGAGTCAACAGTGGGTCAATTGGTGTTTTGTCTACCCTTGCGTCCACTATATCGCGGTAAAACTGGTCAACATAATCATACTGGTTTAGTATTTCGCTTTCAAGCGGGGCGTTTAGGTATTCGGGAAAATCCCCGCCGTCGCCCTCGTCATTCCACGCCACTTGATAGGCGTCCGTAAGTTGTCCACTGATAAGATTCGCCATAGTATCAATGAACTCCCCGCCCACATTGCCACTATATACACCTTTCACAAGTCCTTCAATTTGCTTAAGCATATACTCGAATGACTTATAAGCGGCGGGTTCGTAAAGCGTAAAACGCGCCTTATTA